AGGCTATATGGTCGAAGCTGGAGAAAGCGAAGACGCGCGTGCAGGTGGACGCCGCCTTCAAGGCCAGCCCAAAAGCTAAGCCGGCGCGGCCGGCGTTCCACCACAACGCTGACGCGATCGTCGCACATTACAGCCCTTTGATCGCAGCGGCTTTAGGCAAGCTGTACAGTGCAGATGCGATATCCGCAGCGATCAAAGCCGCTGAAGCAGTGAAGGGCGGGGCTAAGAAGGACGCAACGCACGCACCGCCTGGGTTGCGTGAGTCCCAGAACCCCACAGCGGCTTCCTGCGGTAATTGCATGATGTTCCGCCCCGATGGATCTAAGCATCCGGGCGGCGAAGGGGGCACCTGCTGGGGTTATGGGGAGTGGCCCGTCGATGCGCTGCAACTCTGTGACAGCTGGGATCGGTCACAGGAAAGAAAGGCTACGAAGGCGGCGGAACCTGATCCTGTAGCTGCTGCCGCGGCTAAAGCGCTAGAAGCGGCCAGCACGAGCCCGAAGGCGCTCGAATCCGCGCTGCGCGAACTGTACGGCGACGGCTTCCTGCAAGGCGCCCACGATGCAGCAGCAGCCGCACACGGGTCGATCCTCGCCTCCCTCACAGACATTGCTGCACAGCCTGACGCCGCGTACTGGGACGCTTGGGTGCCCGGCTACGGAGAGGCTGCTGCGTTGGTAGCGGACGGTGGCATGGCGGACTTGCTAGCGAACGGTAGCATCACGATCCAGGGAATGACGGATACGAGCATTGAACGGATCGGGAACACGATCAGCGACGGGCTGAGCAAAGGCGACTCGTACGAAGCGACCGCGAAAGCGCTCGAAGATGTGACGGGTAGCCGCGCGGAAGTCATCGCGAATACCGAGATGAATAGGGCGATGACGACCGCGAGCGTGCAGACGTATGAAGCAGCGGGGATAGAGGAAGTCGAATGGCTCGCGGAGGCTGATGCGTGTCCCGAATGCGAAGCCAACGCGGACGCTTCACCTTACCCTCTTGATGGCGGAGAAGAACCGCCCGCTCACCCGAGCTGCTTTCCAGCCGGGACACTAGTTACGGCAGAAGGGGTTAGAGGGTCAACTGCGCGTTGGTTTGACGGCGAGCTTATCGAGATCATCACCAATGCTGGGTGCCTCTTGGCCGTCACCCCAAATCACCCGATACTGACCAGCGAGGGATGGGTCGCGGCAGGCGAGCTTGCAGAAGGTAGCAATGTAATCAGCGGCGAGTGTTTGGAGCTGATAGGAGCGCTGGTCGATCCACACAATTACGACACTCCAACCTTGATCGAGAAGGTAGCGGTAGCGCTCGGCGGTACGGGCGCGGTGTCGTCCGTATCCGTGCCAACCTCCCCCGAAGATTTCCACGGCGACGGTGCCGGCAGCGAGATCAGCGTTGTACGGACCGATAGCCTTCTGCGGTATGGTTACGACGGAGCGTTGATCGAGCCAGATTGCGAGGAGCTGCTCGGCTGGGGATGTTCCAAGCTGGCGGATCTCGCGGGTGTGGGCGCGCTTGACCTTCTCATCGAACGAATGAGTCCGGCCACGAGCTGCCACGTGTGCGGCCGCAGTGTACGCAATGCGCTGCTCCCTAGTTCGGCCCGCTTGCTCCAGACGGTTAGCAGTAGCAATGTCGCGGATCGGGATGTCGCGTTTATGCAGAGTGCGGGTGAGGGTCTTGCGGTTGGTGCCGAGCTTGCTAGCGAGCTTCTTGATAGATTCCCCGGCGATGTAATCCTCGATCCAGTCGTCAGTGTTCGGCGGTATCCATTTGCGGGGCACGTTTACAACCTCCAGACGGTTAGTGGTTGGTACATCGCCAATGGGATACTAGCACACAACTGTCGATGCGCTTTGGCGCCTGTCGTGAACCTTGATGTGCCGGCTGACGAAGCGACGCCGGAAGAATGACTGTATCCACCAACGCCTTAGGAGGTGTAACTATGAACTCACAATGGGAACGCCTCTCTAAGTCCGACTCAACGAGTCAAGAGACGACCGACGAGCATAAGTCGCAGGTCGATACTAAGCAATCACAAGAACGAACCAAGAAGTCAGAAGCGCAAGAGGAAATGATGAGCGCGTTCCTTGGGGGATTTGACTTAGAGGCGTCAAAGCGGAATCATTTCCCTGTACATAAGCCGAAAATCTAGTCCTTCATTGCGCGGGATTTTCTAGCTGCTGCATATCGTTTATTACATCGGCCGACAGTTGCTTTACCTTGTGGGGTTTGCACCCATGCACGTAGCGAGTCCTCTACGCCTTTGGCTGCGGCTTGGCACGCGGGCTTTAGCTCGCGCCATTGCTTGTCGGTTAGCTTCTTCTTAGTACTCATGCGACCTCCTTAGTTGCTTGTGTTCACGGAGCGTAACAGAGTCTCGCGGACGTGTCAAGGGCATCCGCGACAAAACCTTCTTAGGCCGTGCGGCCGCAGATAGTACGAGCCCCCAAAGCACCATATATAGGCCATAACAGCCCTTACCGCACCACATATGGAGCATAAGACTTACTTGGCGGAGTAGAGAAGTGGGCATCTCGCCTGGCTCATAACCAGGAGATCGGTGGTTCAAATCCATCCTCCGCTATCGCCGCCGACCACCAGATCGCGCGGTCGAGCCGACCCGAACGCGGGCGATGAGAACACCGAGCGGGATAGTGATGGAGGCGCTGGCGAACGGGCGCACACAGCCGAACACCCGGGTTGCCCGGATCGCAGGTGCGAAGCCTGCTCCCGCACGAACTAGGAAGTATAAAGAAATCTAACCCCGTATAAAGGAGCAGGACAATGCTACGTAGCGCGATGGAATCATCATGGGCCGCTAGGGGCGGCACCGGACTGCCCCCTCTTATGGGCGGATCAGAAAAGACGGAAGCCGAAGCTGGCGCGAAAACGACTGCGGAAGGGCTCATCGCTACCGCCAAAACGTCGATCCTCGCCGCGTCCAAAGTTACCTCTGAAGCCGAGGTCAAAGTAGAGACAGAAGCACGCGAAACCGCGTCCGCCTTGGCGGTCGAAGCCCTGGAAATCGAAATCGCCGCAGCACAATCCGCCGCTGAAGCCGCCGCGAAAGTTGAAGTCGAAGCGAAGACAACGATCCAGCTACTGTCCGCTGAACTCGTCAGGCTAGAAACGGCTGCTGACAAAGCTAACGAAGAACTCCGCGTAAAGAACGCGAAGATCCTCTCCCTGACGAGCAAATAGCATGGCCGTTCCGCTCCTCATCGTCAACATCAAGCCCGGCGAATGGCTCGCCGACTTCCAAGGCACCTACCAGGCAGGCGCCACCTACCAGGCCGGGCAGATGGTCAAAGAAGGCGAAAACGTCTGGTCGTGCTTGAAAAAGACGACAGGCAACACGCCCGAAGAAGGCTCACCCTACTGGGGCTTCCTCGGCAACGCACTCACAGCCGTCGGCACGTACGTAGAAGAAGAAGCCGAAGCCGCAGAACAGCGCGCAATCGCATCCGCGAAAGTGAACTCAGCAGGCACCGCGTGGGTCGCCGTAGAATCCCTCGCAACAGGCGCAGAAGAAAAGGTTGCACCAGCACCGAAACTCGAAGTGCGCAATGAGAGTGCTCTGTCAGTAGCACGCATCCAAGGCGGCGTGACGATGAAAGCCGGTAAAGAAGTCGCCGCGAACGCTCAGCTGTTCGTGCTCCCGGTCGGTTATCGACCCACCGCAACAGTGGTGGTAGCTGCGACCGACAGCCTCAAAACGATCCGGCAAGTAACGATCACCTCCGCGGGTGTCGTTTCGCTCAGCACAGCACTCAAAACCGTCGAGACTGTCGATCTCGATGGAATCACTTTTTCGACGACTTAGGAGACAACATGGGCGATATCCACATTCACAACTACCACGCTGCTGCCGCCCCATCCTGTGTCGTGAAGGAGTCGATTCCAGCCGTAGACACCGACCTAGTGGCCGTGAACGTCATCAAGGCGCAAGACGAGCGTCGCTACTCACTCGGCATCGCCTACCCGGCCATGCGCGCAGACAAGGCGGTTGCTGCCGACGGCCATCGGGACTTCGTTTCTGCTGAGGCTCTAGAGAAGACTGCTTGGCAATTCTTGAAGACAGGCGGCGTCAACATGTTCCACCAGGACGGAACAGACGGACACGCCGAGATCGTTGAGTCCTACATTCATAGAGCACCAGATTGGTCCTTCACATCCCCTGTAGATAACAAGGAGTACGTCGTCAAGACTGGCGATTGGCTCTTAGGGTGCGTTTGGTCTGAGGAGGGCTGGCAGATGGTGAAGGCTGGCATGATAAACGGATTTTCCCCTGAAGGAGGAGCAAAGCGGGTAACTCCATCCGCCGAGCGCCTCCTAGAACTAAGGAGTTAGAAAGTGAAGACAGACGACGTTGATATTACGGAGATTGTCGAGCTTTCGGCCTCCAAGGTTTCGGGCGTAACTGCCCCCGCCAACGCGACCCCTTTCCTGCTGCTCAAGGCGGCGGCTGCGGGAGTCTGCTCGACCTGCAAGGGTGCTGGCACGATCCTCAACGGCAATCGCGAATGCCCCGACTGCGACGGGCCAGCTGAAAAGAGCGATGTAGACACAGAGACTGTAGCTATCGAGGAGAAAGTCACGGGCGACGACGCGGACAATGACGGCGCCGAGAAGGGCGCTGTGCAGGACGCACTCGACGGTACCGCTACCCCACAAGAGTCAGGCCATCTTGCGTCCGGACAGTCCGCGCTCGCAGGCCCTGTCGCTGCTACGGCAAAGCCAGCCGTACCCGCCGCTCAGCAAGAAGGTGGAGCATCCTCATACGAGATCCCCGACGAAGCTAAGCTGAAAAAGGCTGACGCTGTCGCGTCGCTGGTCGAGGCGATCAAAGTCCTTGACACGCAGCGTGCCGCCATCAAGGACGGTATCGCCGCAATCGCGGACGCTGAGGGCGAGGCTGGCGAGGCGACCAAGGCCGGCAAGGTGCTGTCCTCAAAGAACGTGGCGGCGTTGGAAGCCGCACATAAACACTTGAGCAGCGTAATTGAAACTGCCAAGATCAAGGCTAGCCCACCGGCTAGTGAAACTGCCGACAAGGAGATTTTTTCCATGGCGGATGTAACTAAGGCCGAGCTGGCAGATTCCATTGTTGCCGGTGTCAAGGCCGCATTCAAGCAGGAACGCGACGCCGAGCAGGCCGAGCTAGCAGAGAAGGCCGAGAAGCTAGAGCAGGCGAAGCAGCTTGTAGCGGCCGATCTGGCCGAGAAGGGCAACGTGTCCGGCGGCGACAACACCGGCGGAACACAGTCCAACAACGCAGGCGAGATCACTGAGGCGGCTATAAAACCGACCAAGGAGACCGACGCCGACGACGTAAACGCGGTGAAGGAGGGTGAGGTCACGAAGTCAGAGGACACGCCTGACGAGTTCACCAAGCAGGTCGAGACGCAGCTAGAGGCACTGACCAAGGGTCAGAACGCGCTTCAGGAGCTTGTCTCGAAGATCGCCAAGCGTCCCCGCCCCGGGGGTCCTTCACTTGACGGCCAAGGCCGAGGCATTGCGCCCGCGGCAGAGGGTCGGTTGAGCGACGCGACCAAGAGCGAGGGAGATGAGATCGAGAAGCTGACCAAGTCTCTCGATGAGGCGACGGACCCCTTGCAGAAGAGTGATCTGGGGCTCAAGTTGACCTACGCGCGTCTCGCGAAGGCGCACGAAACCGGTCAGCTGTAAGTATCGCATCAACCTCAATCCGACAGGAGACCTAGCATGGAGCTAGATCAAGTAACTGCGGAGACGCTTGAGATGGTCAAGAAGGCCGAAACATCCGGCATTCTGGTCGGCACGGGCGTCCAGGGCGTAGACCTTTCCGGTCTCGTCGCTCTGGTCCCGGTCAACGTTCCCGCACGTAACAACACAAGTGCCTTCCCCCGCACTATTGCCGGGCAGGGCAGCCAAACAGCCGTATGGCGTTCGCTGTTGAACATCAACAGCGCGCAGTCAGACGCGGCTGTCGGGCTGGACTTCGCCGGTTCGCTGACGAAGTTCGATGAGCAGGACTGCTTCGCCCCGTATAAGCCGCTTGCGAAGGCTGGCCGTGTCACCCTTGACGCTGTCGCCGTTGCTCGCAACTACGCGGACGCGTTGGCGGTGGCTGAGCTTCAAACGCTCAACCAGCTGTTCATCGATCAGGACATGCACATCATCAACTCGCAGAACTGGTCGCTGGGCAAAGGGACGGCTCTCGCCGCCCCGACGCTGGTCGCCGGTATTATTGGTGGGACGTTGCAAAGAAGCGTCAAATGGGAAGTTGGTTACGCTGCCCGCTCAGGAGCTAACTACTTCGTAGGCGGCGGAACAGAACTCTCCAAAAAGACAATAATCGAAACCATCACGAACGAAACCGACACTGTTTCTGCC